AGAGAAGGGTGAGATGCAAGCTAAGTTTATTGATGACATTACTAAAAGAGGTGAGGAGAATATTGATAAGAAAAACTCCTCTATCAAAGAGTATATGCTTGAGCAGCAACAACTACAGGAAAAGAATATTGACATTCTAACCAAGATTGATGAACTCAATGCTGAGTTGGATGAGTTAAAGGGTGCTGGTGATAAGCTCCGTGAGCTAGGTGGATTGAAAGGTAAGATCCAGCAGAAAATTACCACTCTATCTAAGAATCATAAGTTCTTTAATGATAATAAGACTTGCCCAACATGCACCCAAGATATTGATGACGATCTCCGTCAAACTAAACTTGGTGAGCTTGGTGCTGATGCTAAAAAACTTAAAGCAGGATACCAAGAGTTGGAAGGTGCCATTGAAAAGGAGGAAATTAGAGAGAGTAACTTCACTAATATCTCTGGTCAAGTATTGGAATTAAACAAAGAATTATCATCTAGCAATTCTGGCATTTCTAATATCAATAAGAACATCGGTAATTTACAGTCTGAAGTATCTGCGATTAGAGAGTCTATTGACAATCAAGCAGAATCTAAAGAGAACCTCAACTCAATTATCAAAAAGCTAAAGAGTAGCGTTGATGAGATATCTGATTTGAAGGTTGAGATGGAGAAGCACCAGTTTGTAAACAATCTACTTAAGGATGGTGGAGTTAAGGCTAGTATCATTAAGAAGTACATCCCACTTATTAACAAGCACGTTAATAAGTATCTTCAGATGATGGAGTTCTACATCAACTTCAACCTAGATGAAGAGTTCAATGAAACTGTTGTATCCCCAATCCATGAACGTTTCTCCTATGCTTCATTCTCCGAGGGCGAGAAGATGCGTATTGACCTTTCACTTCTATTCACCTGGCGTGAGGTTGCTAGAGTCCGCAATTCAATTAATACAAATCTCCTTATTATGGATGAGGTATTCGACAGCTCACTTGATGGATTTGGTACAGAAGAGTTCCTTAAGATCATCCGTTACGTTGTTAAAGATGCTAATATCTTTATCATCAGCCACAAGACAGAGCTACACGAACGCTTTGATTCTGTTCTTAAGTTTGAAAAGGAGAGGGGATTTTCAAAACTAAATAAAAAATAGATTGACTATTCCCTTATGAAGTATATTAAAATCGCAATCTTTGCTGGTATCCTTGCTTTAGCTACTGGGGGATTTGACCACGGACAACCACATCTATATGACGGTGCTGTCCCCCACGTTCATGGTAATGGAGTTGTACACTTACATTAAATTTTTAAATTATTATGAGATCATTTGAAGACTACATTATCGAATATCCAAATGTTATTGATATAGAGTTGTGTAATGAGATAATTGATAGGTTTGAAAATGATGATCGTGTTACACGTGGAATGAGTGGTAACGGTATAAGCGAAACAAAAATTTCAGATGATTTGCCTATTAGTAGTCATCGGGAATGGGATGACATTGATGATATATTATATAAAACATTTACTCCATATTTTGTGGATTATATGAATTTTCTTATTGAAAATTGTAATTACTCCACACCTAATATGTTCCATGATCGTGGATATCAGATTCAAAGAACTACCCCTGGTGGTCATTACCATTGGCATGATGATGCTTCTAGTGAAGTAGTTGAGCTTCCTAGCTTCGTTCACAGAGAAAGTAATTATAATGTAGCATTTGTCAATAATAGAATATTTACTTACATTTTGTATCTAAATGATAGGACTGATCAATTGGATAATGGAAAAACGCAATTTTATAATTGTGGAGTAAGTAAGAGTGTTATTTCTGAACCTGGTAAGTTACTATTATTTCCTGCCAGTCCATTTTGGACACATAGGGGTGAAGAATTAACTAGTGGTGTTAAGTACTTACTTACTGGCTGGTGCTGTCGATATTCTACTTATAAGACATGTAATCCTGCGCCTAGTGATCTTACAGAACTCACTGAATATATTGCTACAGAAAAAAAACCAATTTAGTAACTGACCACTGCCCCGTCAAGGGGCTTTTTAATGCTCTATAATAATTTCATTGAAACGGATACACTATGTCAGTCAACCTAGAAGTCAAAGGCACACTTGCCCGTCTGCTCGCAACAGAAGACCTCTTGGTTGAGCATAAGAACGTAAGCACCGCTAGTTTTAACGTCCAGAGTCGCGTACTCACTCTCCCCCGTTGGGAGAAAGCATCTAATAATGTATTCAACCTCCTTATCGCACACGAAGTAGCTCACGCTCTCTTTACGCCCAATGAGGATTGGAGAAAGAAGACTAAAGTTCCACAGGGCTTCATCAACGTCACGGAAGATGTGCGTATTGAAGTGTTGATGAAGAAAAAGTATGCGGGTCTACCCAAGACATTCTTCCGTGGGTACCACGAACTCCATGATCAAGACTTCTTTGGTATTGCTGATGAAGATATATCATCTATGAACATTGCTGACCGCGTAAACCTACACTTTAAGATTGGTAACTTTGTAAAGGTCCCTTTCACAGCTGCTGAGATGGTTGTTGTGGACCAATGTGCTGCAGCAGTCACCTTCGATGATGCTTTGGCAGCAGCAGAGGCTCTCTATGCCCTCCACGAGGAGCAGAAAGAAGAACAGCAGCAATCTGCTAATAAAGAAGTTAGTTCTTCTTCAGAGAGCACTGAAGACCCACAGGGAACTGATGGTGGAGAAAGCGAAGAGCCTGAAGAAGCGCCATCCGATAGTGAAGGTGAATCTAGTGAAGGTGGTGCTCCACAGGAGGAGGATGGTGATGATCATCCCATTGAGAGAACTGAAAGCAATGATGGGGAAAATGTCGGTGGAGATTCTGCTGGAAATCTTACTGACGAAGTAAGTACTATGGAAAACTTCAATGAGAACCTTGAAGATATGGCTACAAAGAGTACGTATAATGAGCCACTATATCTAACTTACCCATCATTCTCTACTGATAAGTACATTGCTTCTAACAAAGAAATACATGAATATATTAACTCTTCATTTGCGAAACAACGTGAATTTTTTTATAATACCAATCCAGAAAATGCTGATTACTTTATCAATACATTATTTGGTGGTTACGATAAGAAGTTCAATGAATTTAAGCGCAACATCCAAAGTGAAGTCAACTATATGGTGAAGGAGTTTGAATGTAAGAAGTCAGCTGCTGCCTATTCACGATCTTCAACATCTAGGACTGGTGTATTAGATTGTACTAAACTTCATACATATAAGTACAACGAAGACTTGTTCAAAAAAGTAACAACCTTACCTAAAGGTAAGAATCATGGTCTAATATTTGTCTTGGATTGGTCTGGTTCTATGTGTGGCATCCTAGAAGATACCATCAAGCAACTTATCTCTATCGTTATGTTCTGTGATAAAGTTAATATTCCATTTGATGTCTACGCATTTACTAATGAGTGGAATCGTGATAACGCAAACTATTATGCGAACAGTGATACTCCCAATGAGTTAGTTGTTGGTGATGAGTTTAGTATGATGAATATTCTTACTAGTAAAGTCAACCGTAAGGAGTTGCTGCGCCAAATAGAAACTATCTTTATGGTCGCATCTTCCTATACGACTAGGGGTGGAAATATTGTTCCTAGTAGAGTGGGTCTTTCTGGTACTCCTCTAAATGAAGCACTAATCACTTTACGTAAGATTCTCCCAGATTTCAAACAACGTAATAATGTTGAGAAAGCACACGTAATGGTTCTCACTGATGGTGAAGCTGGTTGGACTAGGTATACAACTGAAATTCAGTCATACGATGGTCAAACTAAAATAAGTGTGGGACGATTGGGTCATCAAAATGGATATCTTCGCAACCGAGTCACAGGCACTGTTCGTAAAATTGATAAGGAGAAGTTAGGTGGCGTTACCTCAGCAATCTTGGAGGACTTACGTTGTGAGTTCCCCCAAACTACCTTTACTGGATTCCGTATTTTGGAAAAACGTGGTGGGTGGTTTGTCCGTCAAGCAGTTCAGTATGATGAAGTACAAATTGCGAAGTGGAAGAAAGAGAAAACAATTGCTCTAACTAATGCTGGGTATAACAAGTACTACATCGTGGATTCTGATACAGTCCAAGAGTCTGCTGAATTTGATGTGGATGAAGGAGCCACTAAAGCTAAAATTAAGTCAGCGTTTAGTAAGTCTCTAAAAAGTAAGAAGAATAACAAGAAAGTATTAGGTGATTTCATCTCACTCATTGCTTGATGTGTTATAATGTATGTGATTAGATAGACACATGAAAAAAGTAGCAATTTTTGGTTCATCTAGAACCGATCCAGACACTAAGCTCTATGCCGCAGTAGAGCAGCTAGGAAAGCGTTGCGCTCAATCTGGTTGGATTGTAGTCACTGGCGGTGGACCAGGCACTATGGAAGCAGCAAACAAGGGCGCAGCGTCTGTTGACCTTACTAGGTCAGAAGCAGAAGCAATTTATCTTCCATTTGAGGAAGCAGTCAACCAGTACGTATACGATTACACCAAGCATGAAGACTTCTTCACTAGATTGGATACTTTCTCAAATTGTGATGCCTTTATTGTTACCCCTGGTGGAATTGGTACTCTCCTAGAAATGGCTATGATCTATCAACTAATCCAAGTAAACCATATTGAACAGAAGCCAATCATTTGTGTTGGTAGAATGTGGAGAACTCTCAAAGATTGGTTAGAAGAAGAGATGGTTGAGAATGGTTTTCTATCTAATAAAGAGATGGATTACGTTCACTATGTTGACCGTTTCGGTGAAGCCACAGCACTATTGGAGCATTTAAACAAATGATTTATATTAGAAAATTGTTGGATCAAGAACAACTTTCACAGATACAATCTATGATGGATGGTGGTTTGTGGGTAAATGGAACCAACTCAACTGATCATACTGATTTGTCATTAAAAAATAATTCAGAGTACTGTCGTAGTAATGAAAATATTGTAGAAATATCTAAAATAATTTTTGAAGCTTTAGACCATGATTATCCTTTTTTAGGAAAAGTCGCAGCCAAATCTACAAATGTGCCCATATATTCTAGAACTAATGTCGGAGGATTCTATAGACCACACCAAGATGCTCCTGAAGTAGGTCATTACAGTACTACTGTGTTTTTAAATAACCCCAATGAATATGATGGTGGATACTTAAGGATTTATGATCATGAAATTAGTGAACATAAACTAGATGCTGGTTATGCCGTTACATATAATACTGGATTTATTCACGAAGTAAGTGAAGTAACTAGGGGTAGGCGTGATGTTAGTGTATTCTGGACCCATAGTAAATTTCCTCCAGATTATATGACAGATATTTATAGCCATTTACATAGTTTAAGAAAACAATTAATGAGAACTGGAAGACCACCCTCAATAGAAGAAGCCATACAAAATCCTGAATTTATGGCTGAAACAATTCTTACAAATTTTCATCGAATGACAGAAACAGAATGGTAAGTGTCCACTGCCCCACTATGGGGCTTTTTTATGCTCTATAATAATCACATACCAAACAAGCCAACTATGCCTCGCCAACTCGCTATGACTACTCAAGAGATGCTAGACAATCTGCGCTCTAACTACAGTGAGGAGATTTCAGCTGCTGATGTTCGTGCATTCTGTGCAATTCAAGGACTGACCTACCAAACAGTAACCCGCCGCCTAGAAGAATATAAGTCTGGTCGTGGTAAGTGGAACCTTAATATCTCCCAAGTAAAAGCAGAACTTGAGCACACAGTAGAAGCTCCTTCTGCTGTAAAAGCTACTCCTATGGTTGAGCAGAACCTAGTTCCTACTAAAGACTCAACCTTTGTTCCATTTGGAAACTTCGCTGATGTAAAGCAAGTAATCAAGTCAAATCTATTCTATCCCACATTCATTACTGGTCTTTCTGGTAACGGTAAGACTTTTAGTGTAGAGCAAGCTTGCGCTCAACTAGGACGCGAGCTTATCCGTGTAAACATCACTATTGAAACTGATGAAGACGACCTTATTGGCGGTTTTCGCCTTGTTGATGGTGCCACTGTTTGGCATAACGGTCCCGTTATTGAGGCACTCCAACGTGGTGCAATCCTATTGCTTGACGAGATTGACCTGGCATCCAACAAAATCCTATGCCTGCAGAGCATTCTTGAAGGCAAAGGGATATTCCTTAAGAAGATTGGACAGTACATTACTCCAACAGAGGGATTCAATGTTATCGCGACTGCGAATACAAAGGGTAAGGGATCAGATGACGGTCGTTTTATCGGCACCAACGTTCTGAACGAAGCTTTCCTTGAGCGCTTCCCAATTACATTTGATCAGTCATATCCTTCTGTAGTAACAGAAACCAAGATGCTCAAAGGATACGCCAAGACATTGGGTATTGACGATGCTACTTTCTGTAAGCGTCTTGCTGACTGGGGTGACATCATCCGTAAGACCTTCTATGATGGTGGTGTTGATGAGATCATCTCCACTCGCCGACTAGTCCACATCATCCGCGCTTACAGCATCTTTGGTGATAAGGCAAAAGCTATCAACATCTGCCTCAATCGCTTTGACGATGAGACACGCCAGTCCTTTATGGACCTTTACGGTGCTGTTGATAATGACGTTGACTTTGAGTCCAGTGAAGTAACTGCATCCTCAGTTGACCCATCTGAATTTTAATTGTGCTATAATATTGAGGTAATTTTATGACTAACTCCTGGGCTATGCTACAAGACGAATTAGAAGCGATGCGTGATCGTGGTTATGAAATGACCGCTGAAGGTATCTGGATGGGGCGAGAGCACTTCACTGAAGATGAATTGACTGGTTCTCCTGTTGTCGTTACAGAAACTGCAAAGGACGCTAATTTTTGGAAGTACAGTGAAGGCAAAATCCTCCGAGAGGTTGAAGCATATCTCTCTGGTACTTATAAAGGTCACTATGTAGCAGAGGACAGTAAGATCCAAACTTTGGACCTTATTGATTCCATTGGTGATAGTGAGGCATTCTGTCGCAGTAATGCTATCAAGTATCTTTCACGCTTTGGTAAGAAGAATGGTAAGAATCGTCAAGATATCTTGAAAGTAATTCACTATGCTATTCTCCTATATCACTTCGCAGAACTTCCATTCAGTGAAGATGCAGTAGAAACACATAGCCCAACTGGGCGATAGTGTGCTATAATAATTACACTTCTCCAATAATCCCAAAAAATATCTATTTGTTATGAAACTATCTGACTCAACTATTTCAGTTCTTAAGAACTTTAGCTCAATCAACCAGAGCATTATTGTTGGTGAGGGCAACACATTGAGAACTATTTCAGTCATGAAGAATATTTTGGCTGAAGCAACTGTTGAGGAGACCTTCCCTCGCACCTTTGCGATCTATGATCTCAATGAGTTCCTAAACGGTCTATCACTCCACGATGACTACACCCTAGACTTCTCTAACGACACCTATGTTGTTATCCGTGAAGGTAAGCGCCGTGTGAACTATCACTTTGCTGACCCAGAAGTCATCGTAGCACCCCCAGAGAAGCAGCTTGTACTTCCTTCTAGTGATGTGAGCTTCCAGTTGGACCACTCACAGCTTCTACAGCTTGTGAAGGCAGCCAGCGTCTATAAGCTCCCTGACCTTTCTGTTGTTGGTGAAGAAGGAACCATTAGCTTGGTTGTCCGCGATAAGAAGAATGACTCTTCTAACATCTTCTCTGTTGATGTTGGCGAGACTGCCGATGACTTCTGCTTCAACTTCAAGGTTGAGAACACAAACAAGATTCTCGCAGGCAACTATGACGTTGTAATCTCTCAGAAACTTCTAGCACAGTTCACTGGACAGAAGAACAATGTAGAGTACTTCATTGCGCTTGAGCCAGACAGCAGCTTCGGCTGATGAACTTACTATTAAGAGCTCACGAAAACCCAGCTGACCCAGTATGGAGTGTAATATTTCTTACATTCCTAGCCGTAGCAGGGGCAAGCTATTACATATACTACCTTATTAACCTCGCTTTCTCTGAATATGACGGAGAAGACCGCCCCAAACATTGATAATCATAGCCTCCCGCAAGGGGGGCTTTTTTTATAAATAATTTTGTAATCGGGTACAGTAAATGTCTACGATCCAAAATTCTGATCAGTTCCAGGTGCAGTCTGGTAGTACACAATACAAAACTACTGCCAATCTTTTCAGAGATAATACTAAGACTTATGATAACCTATTAGTTAATAGATCTGGTACTAATTATAAGCAGTCAAGGTTAAATAGATATAATGTTGATTACAGTGACAAGCTATATGTAAACCGCTCAGGTGTAGATTATGTTGTGAGTGGTGAGGATTACTTTAACTATATGTGGCAGTATGGGCAGTCAATACCGACTACTGGTGCCACTTCAGACCCAATTGATGCTGGGAATGATAGGTTTATGACTAGGATTAATGGGAGTGATGATGTTAAAGTATTTAACTATAGTGGAACTCTATTAACAACCATAACTGATCCAGCCTCATATTTTATTGATTACGGTGCAGCTGTCAAAATTAGTGATCAATATAGTCAACTTTATGTTGGTGCAACTGACTATGCTCAAGGGGGAGTTTCTTCTGGTGATGATATCGGAGCACTTTATGTCTACAATATGAGTGGCAACTTCCAACAACTATTAACGGCAGCAGATCCTTTGGACAATGCCAAATTTGGATATTCTGTTGATGCAAATCGTGATAGGTTGGTTGTTGGTTCTCCAGGTTGGGGTTCATTTTTTGGCGCTGGTCCATATCAATCTGGCGGCGCATATCTTTATAGTAGGTCAGGCTCTACCTGGAATTATATTACAAAAATGGTTGCTTCTGATAGAGATGAGCAGTGGGATTTGGGACAGTCAGTCGCAATCAGTGATGATGATAAGGTTTTCGCGGGTGCTCCTGGATACGATGGTACCAGCGCAGGCTGTGGAGCAGTATATACCTATAATATTAATGGAACAGGAGAACAAAAAATTGTCAATCCTGATGATGGTAATGCTAATGCTGTTGCTGCACTTTTTGGGTGGTCAATAGATACAGCTGACGGTCTTATT